AGATAGAATCGGTATCTACTACTGTACCACCAGTTATGTTTACACCTGTTAAAACTTTGCCTATTACAGCTGAGTTAACTAATGTTGGATTAGCGTAAGTACCACTTAATTCACCTCCAGCAGCTATGCCTGAGATAGTTGTTAAGTAAGTAGAGTTATCATAAGAAATAGTTGTACCTGTTATCTTAACAAACCCTGTTCCGTTTAAAGCATCTTGCTTTGCGTTGAAGGTATTCCAATCGGTAAAAGAAAGATATCCGTTAGTTGTAGTATTAGCTTGGCTAATTGCAACTACTCCACTTGTAACACTTATAGGGCTTGTGCCTGTTATGGCTGCTCTTGCTCTTGTATCTGTGTAATATAAATTAGTACCCTCAGCTAAGTTAGTTGTTGACTTAGCACCAAATGCACTATCAAATCTTGCTTGTGTATAATATAAGTTTGTACCTTCTACTACTACAGTAGTATCTAATGTTTGGAATGTCTTATCCCCTCTGTAGTATTGTAAAGTAGTTCCAGCAGTTACTGCACCTTCTTTATTGTTAAAAGTATTCCAATCAGTGCTAGTTAAATACCCATTAGTACTTGTTGTTGCTTGAGATATAGTAAATGCACCAGTCGTATTGTTATAACTTAATGGTGTGGTAACACTTAAACTTGTTAAGGTTATATATGCAGCACTATTTGCTATTTGACTATTATCAGTAGGGATTGTAATAACCCCTGTTGTGCTATTATAAGCACCTGAACCAGCTACGAATGAGTTAGAAGCTCTAGCCCTAACATCTGTATAGTAAAGGTTTGCTCCTTCTGCTAAATCAGTTGTTGATTTGGCAGCGAAAGCAGTATCGAACCTTGCTTGAGTATAGTATAAGTTAGTGCCTTCAGTTACAAGGCTAGTAGTATAGTCGCCATTAACTGCTACCACAGCACCAGTTCTACCGAATACCGAAGTAACAGGAGCAGTATCATAGTCAGTCCAAGTAGTAACAATAGTGCCACCATCTTGCTGATTTAAGGTTAATGTTTTTGTAGTAACTCCTGTTACTGATGCACTAATAATAGAATCATTATAAGCTGTATCCCAGGTTGTTTGTTTAGCTGTTGTAGGTATGCCATATCCACCAGTTGTGCTAAACACACCAGTAGTATTTGTATAGGTCAAGCCTGTAGCTGTAGAGCTTAAAGCTGTTAAAGGTATATAAGCAGTTGGGTTAGAGGCTAGATAATAAGTTGAGTTATCATAACTAATTGTAGTTCCACTAATCTTTACAAAACCAGTACCATTTAAGGCAACTTGTTTAGCATTAAAAGTAGACCAATCAGCAGAGCTTAAGGCCCCACGATTACTAGCACTTGCAGTAGGAACGTTTAACGTTATTACTGGAGTTGTAGTGCTGTTAACAACGCTAGATGTTAAATCAGTTCCTGTAGTTCCTAATGTAAGGGCAGCTACACTAGTGACAGTACCTACATAAGTTTCCGTATTGTTTACCCAAGAGGTACCATTATACACTAAGGCTTGTCCACTAACTGGACTAGTAATAGTAACACCTGCTAATTGAGTTAAGGTATAATCTCCTTCGGCAGCAACAACATTACCTGTTCTACCAAACACACTATAAACACTTGTAGGTAACGGATAGGCTCCTGAAGGGGCCTCTATTGTTATTGGTGACTCGGTAACATTAATGTCAATCGTAGTACTTGTAATTGTTATTTCTGTGCTCATTATATATTTGTAATATCTTGATAAACAATAAAGTTACCCCAGATATATGTTTTTATATTGGTATTAGAAAATTTAACAGCCATATCATATACATAGTTACCAGCTGCTAAGTTGATGTCTTTGTTAATGGTAATCATATTGTTATTCTGACCACCTACTGTAATGCCACCGCCACCTTCCGTTAAGGTAAGTTCGACAGTAGAAGAAGTGATTGTCTTTCTAATCTCAATTTCTACTGCTGCTGTACTTAAGTCAATAGGCACAGTATTAGCAGTCAAAAGGAATATCTGACTCCAAGTATTAGTTTTCCAAATAGATATATTGTATTGAGCTGGTCTAAAATCAGCATTGGTGCTTATGCAGGACATTCTTTATAATTTTTACAAATTTAATCAATTCTTAGAGAAAACCTAACAAGCTGCAGGAGCATTGTTTATAGTCGATGTAGACAAGTTGAATCTTGCCTTAAATCCAGCTCCAGTATTTCCAAAAACTCTATAGTGTAAGAATAAGCCAGCATACCCACTCATAGGGAATATTGCACTAAAATTATAATCAGCGTAAAACGTTGTTCCAGCAACAGGAGTTGCAGTATTAGTCCAAGCTATAGTAGTCACATCAAGAAATAAAGAACAAGCATTTATATTAGTATCTCCGTTATCAGAGATGTTCCACTTAAAAACCCCAGTCTTAGCAACTAGGTTAGATTTTACAGGCAACTGATTTGATGCCTTAGATGTGATTGCGTTAATAACAGCGTATTGTTCAGCTTCTGCACGAGTAACTTGTTTAGAGCCTGGAGGTACAGCAGCTTCAGCTCCCATAAATACCCCAGTATCTACAGCATCTTTTAGATTGTTCCAACTTATACATTGGTTACTTGCTATTCCTGCCCAACTCATTTATTAATTGGTTTAGTTTGTTTTCTAGGTATTGTATCTTAGCTACAAGCACTTGATTATAAGCTACGGATAAAAAGCCATCTTTCCCTTCAGCCACAGCACTAGGGATAACCTTAGATACCTCTTGTGCGTAATATCCTACCTCTTCCTTGCCATCTTTTATGTAAAGGTAGGCTTGTATATCACCAACATTTTGAGGGCCGTAATTAGCCTCTAATTGCGTTTTAAGACGCTTATCCGAAGACTCAAAGAAACCAGTACTTGTTAGGGTGCCACTTAGCGTACCTCCAGTTAATGGTAGGTAGTTTGCTAGTTGAGCAGTAGATGCCTTATTGTTAAAAGTATTCCAATCACTAGATACTAAATAACCATTTGTGCTTGTACCAGCAATAGACATACTCAAGTTAGGAGTAGTGCCACCTGTAGATGATAGAGGTGCTGTTGCCGATACACTAGTAACTGTACCTACCGAATAAGACCTATCTGCAGAAAGGTCAAACCCTACTCCGTTTATTGTTATTGTTCTAGAAGTTGGAACATAAGCTGTAGGAGTTTCGTTTCTCCATTCTCCAAACCTATAAGTTAATACTTGTCCATTAGATGGAGTGCCTATGTAAATAACATCAGTAAGTTGATCTAAAGATATAGCAGAAGGAGCAGCCCATACTAAGTCACCTCTTAAAAACTGACTTGTTGTGCCTGTGCCTAAAGATGCTTGTTTAGCATTCCAATAGTCATAATCAGCACCAGTTATATAACCTGATATGCCACTAGCTGCTGCAAGTAAAGTATATCTACCTGTAGCAGAGTTGTAAGTTAATGCTGAGCCTACATTGGCACTAAAAGCAGCCCTTGCTCTTGTATTAGTATAGTATAAGTTAGTAGAACCTTCAGTAACTAAATCAGTATTGTAATCACCGCTAACGGCAATAACGGCACCTGTTCTTCCGAAGACACTAGAAACAGCACTAGCTCCTGATGAGTAGATAGGGATATTTAAAACACCTGTGCCACTATTGTAAGTTGCAGCACCACTTGTTCCTGTTGTAGTCAAGCTTAAAGCTGTACCAACTGAAGCTGTTAAAACTCCACTTGTTAATGTTAAACCACTCCCTATTGTTATTTTAGTTAGTGTGCCATTCGTATCACCACCTGCAAGTACATTACCTGAACCTGCAAGGGTTATAAACTTAGCTGAATTTACTATCTGTAATTGACTCATAATTATTTGAATAATGCTCTTACAAATTCATTTGCTGTTAATGCTGTTCCAAAAGTTAATACGCCACTAGTTGTATCAAACTTTACATTATCACCAGTTGGAGTTCCTGTAGTTAATATTGTTTGTACTTCTACACCACCTCTACTAACACTAAAGCAAGTAAATCCAATAGCATCTGTAAAGGTTATTGTTGTCTCGCCACCAGTTGCTGTATAATCTAGCATTTTAACAATCTGAGTACCAATAGATATTCCTTGTGTTTGTACTGCAATTCCATCTATTGAATATCCTCCTGTTCCTTGTAATGTTACACTATATGACGAAGCACCTTCGACTGGGCCTGATAAAGACAATGATGTTAAGTTAACTAATCCTGTAAGAACTGTATTGCCTAAGGTATCACTACCAGCTCCATTATCGTTATCTATAGCAAATTTAATTGTTATTGGTGTTTTATCTAAAACTAATTGTAGTAAATAGGCATAATTATAGTTATTGCTTAATGTTATAAACCCATCACAGTTAACTGACCAAGTAATAATATCATTTTTAAATTCTCTAAAATAAGCAGATGTTTGGCTAGTTACTTCTACTTGGTTTACGCTAGTCTCAAATGAGCAGTTTGTGGATGCACCAAAAGGAGTATAATAATCTAAAGTAGTTGTTACTGAGCTGTCATTTATCCCTTGTGTATATAATGTTACATCTCTAGCATCTACGTTTGTTGTCCATATTTGTATAGCAATTCTATCTGTTTGATTTAATGCTACAGCAGGCATAGACATTGTGCTTGTGTATTTAGTTTTTGCATTTGAAGTAAACGCAAATGTGCTAGAATTGCTGCCTATTTGTGTTAATGTAGTGCCATTATATTTAAAAACCTTGTAATAGAAGTTTGGGCTATAAGCTAAGTTATAAGTTATATCTAAATAGTTTACAAAAGTCCAAGTACCAGCAGGAATAGCTGTTTGACTTGGGTAACTAATATTAGTAATAAAACCAAAGAATGTATTATCATAAGCTTTGCTTAAGTTAGCAGAAGCTCCTGTATTCTCTTCTTCGCCTAATTGATAATAAGTATTAGATGCAATAGTTGCATTATTTACTGATGCGTTAAAGTAATATTTTGCATTACTTCTTTTAGCGTATAAGACTATATTGGTTCCGTTAATTATTGATGCCATATTTGTTATATAAGTTCGTTAAAAGATGTTACACTATCAATAGTCGCTGCTATCGTTGTATTTGATATTTGTAGTAAAGTAGCGTTTGTTTTATCTTCAGCATAATCTGTAGTAGAATTACCTAACATATAAGAATTACTTGATATGTTAATACTACTTGGATCTGTATCAGTAGCTTTAAATAGCTTTGAAGCATTTAATATTCCATTAGCTGTAGAAAAACTAGACAAATCACAATCAAGATTTATTATATTTTTACCATATATATTAGTATATTTCTGCATTAATAATTTTAATAAACTACCATAAGTAGTTCCAACACCATATTCATACCATCCTCCTGCATAATTATTATTACTTAACATTAACATACCAATTTCTATTGGATTTGTTGCACTTGCTGGTAAAGCCCCATATGGTATATCTATTGTTTTTACATAATCAAAAGTAGAGTTTATATAACTATAGTAGTTAATACTTTTAACAGATGATATAATAGCTATTTTCATATTACTTAAAGAAACAAAAGTACCTGTTACTGGTATCCCTGGGCCTGATTGAACATTATACTGAAAGCTTAGTTCCCCAGCAATAGGAGTAACTAATGTTTTAAAGCTAAAAGAATTAATACCATCACCGCCAGCAGCACCTGAATAAGCTGGAACTGTGTAATATATATTTGATGTTGACCAAGCTGTTCCATTCCACCAATATGTAATAGATCCATTTGTTATACTTAAATATACAATTCCTCTTGGATTTGAACCCAAATCTTGGCCTTGAAATATCCAAGAAAATTCTAACAAAACAGCTGATGGTATCTTTGGCTTAGATGTAGATTTTATTTCAATCATAGCAAGAAATGTAGTAGAACCTGTGCCTCTAGTTAAATTATATCTAGCAAAGTCTTCAGATGTATTATTAACAATAGTGACAGTACTCCCTACTCCTTGAAAATTTATATTCCAATTATCTGCATATAGGCCTGTAAAAGGTCTAAAATTTCCATTAGAAATATAATTATCAACCATTTTTATTTGATAATTATCTTCAATTTTATTAAAGCCTTTTTTAAGCAATTTGACTTGAGAATTATCTATAAAATACAAACCACTTGTATTGCCTGTATATCCTTGTATAGTACTAAGTGTATTTAAGTTGCTTCCACTTGCAGAAACAGTACCACTTGAAGTATATTCTGTGTACCAATTAGTTGTATTAGCAAATTGATTAACTGCTACTATCCACCATTTGCCTCCAGCTTGAAATAATCTACATCCAAAAGATTTAACAATATTTGATAATACTGTTAAGCAACTAATATAAGTTACTTGAGTATCTAAAAAAGTTCTATATGGTAAATAGGTTTGATTGAATGGCTCTCTATTTGAATTAGTAGCTCTATCTTCCATACCTGTTGCATAATAAGAGCACACAGTCATTATGTTTAAATTAGTAGGAAACCCATTAGTATTTAAACACAATCTAATATAATAAAGTAAAGTATTAATTGAATTAATATCTGTAGATGCTGCTATTGGTAAAGGTATTTTATCTAGCATACCTAAGCCATCAATGGCATTTAATGACATATTCTTACGGCCTGTAGAATAACTAATACTAGCACCATCACTTAATACCCAACCTGACCATTCTATATTAGCATCTAAATAAAGTTTAGCAAAATACTTCCTATCGTTTAAGGTTGTTAAGTCTGGTATATTGGCTATATTATCTGTAACATCTATTGTCACCCCTAATTGACTCGCAAATATTGGTTCAAACGGATCGTCTGAATTAGGAATATACTGAAGGTTTAAATTCTTGCCTATATACTCTATAACTGTTGGTGCAGAACCTAAGTCCTCTTGTAAATACAAATAAGCAATCTTATTAGCCCTTGTAGCAAACGTAAATTTATATTTATTATAATATGGCATTATGAACCTCTTCTTAAGTTTAATGATGTTTCTGACCTATTCAAAGCTAATACTAAATCGTTACCTCTTAAAACAAATTGACCACTATTATCTGCTGCTGGATTTTGTTGTATTGTATTAATTGAATTGGTTGCTTTTGTTGCATCTGTTCCTGTCCCAGCACCACCACCAAATAAAGCTGAACCCATACCCATCCCACCAGCTACTAAATTACCAAATGTAGCTAAACCTTTACCTGGTTGTATAAGTCCAGGAATCATAGACATAATAGCTACTGCGATTGCTGCTGTAATAGCAACTTTTACTAATTTCTTAATAATGTCTTGAAATGCTCTACTTAAAACCTCTCCAAGATCTGCACCTTTTTCTAATAGTAAATCAAAAGCTGGGCCTAAGGCATTCATAATACCAATGCCTATTTGAACAGTTTGAGCCATTAATTCTTTAGCATTTTGTACTGCTGCTTTAGTTTGCTTTGTAGTTAAATCAATAAATGCTTTATGCCTATCCTCATTAGTTATAGTATCTTCCATATATGCTGCGTTTAAATTAGCAGCCATATTTTCTTGAGCTATTTTTATTTTTTCATAACTACCTTCAGCTTCATTAACCTCTGTTTGGTATTGTTCTTTAATTAAAGCTATTGTCTTTTTTGAGTTTTCTGCTTTGTTCTTAAT